CCTCAGTGCTATATGTTAATTCGTCCAGTTTTAGCTAATAACGGCGGATGGGCACTTTTTATCTCAACCCCACGTGGCAAGAATCACCTCTGGGACATGTACAATACCGCAAAGAAATCTAAACATTGGTTCTCCTTTCTACTTACCCTTGATGACACAAAACACATTTCTCAAGAAGAGATTGATAAAGAAAGGGAAGAAGCTTTCTTAACTGAAGATTTAATTCAACAAGAGTATTACTGCTCATTCACTTTTGGTGTGGAAGGGGCATACTACACAAGATATTTGGACAGATGTCGCTTTGATGGTCGCATTACGAAGGTGCCCTGGGATCCACGATTTAAAGTGCATACCGCTTGGGATATAGGTGTGAGGGATCATACCTCAATAATCTTTTTTCAAGAAATTGGTAAATCAATTCACATTATTGACTGTTTTGAGAAAGCAAAGATGGGTCTAGAGTTTTATGCAAAGATTTTAGAGGGCAAGCCATATTTGTATGGCAAACATTTTGCTCCTCACGACATAAACATCCAGGAATGGGGAAGTGGCATTACTAGAATTGAGAAGGCATCTCAGCTTGGAATAGACTTTACGGTATGCAAAAAAAATTACATTGCGGAAGGAATCGAAGCTTGTCGTTCCCTCTTTCCACGCCTATGGATTGATGAGGTGAAGTGCAGAAGTTTAGTTAAGTCAATTGAATCTTACAGGCAAGAATTTGATTCAAAGCTAAGGGTTTACAAACCCCATCCTTTGCACGACTGGAGTTCACACTTCTGTGACTGCTTAAGGTATCTCGCATGTTCACTACCAAACATGGCAATGGATATAACTGCAGATGAAATTGACGAACACTACAGATCCGCTATTATTAAGAGGACTAGCATATCAACTTCTCTCACCCAACGTCTGCCCTACTCGCAAGACACAAGAGGGAGGGCAATGTGACCACTAGCCCATCTGGGTCTCTGACCCAAAATCTTTTTAGTAGTACTGATGATCGCGAGATCCTACAAAGGATGCAAAAGTCTTATCAAGAAGCTCTTCCAATTAACGAAGCCTTTTGGAGAGAGGGCACTATTGACACACGGTTTAGAGTTGGAGACCAAAGTCTCTATGATGAATATGACACCCATAATGTGTCAATGCGTGGAAGAGGAATCAACTTTAATCTCATTGCCAAACACTGCAACGTAATTAGTGGGCATCAAAGACGCAACAGAAAGTCCCTTGTCGTCGTGCCTGTAAATCATAACAACGAAACAGCTACAGATCAGCATTCAAAAACGCTTTTCTCAACAATGCATCAAGCTGACATGGACCATGTTTTGTCTACTGCCTTTGACAACTCACTTACAACGGGCCTAAGTTTAATTTCCTTATGGATGGACTTTAGAGATGATCCGATTAACGGAGACATCAAGGCGGATGTTATGGACTTTAACGCCGTGCTTTTAGATCCGTATTTTCGTAAAAGAGACCTAAGCGACTGTGGTTACATTTACACAAGACAAATGCTTACCAAAAATGAAATAAAAACTTTGCTACACGATAGGGCCGCCGAAGTTGAGAAGCTAAGTGAAGGAGCGAGCTCCCGTGACAAATTTATACTTATGCCAGAAGCCTTAAGTTTTTCTAATTCTGGCAAAATTCCTTATGATGAGTTTTGGTACAAAGATATTAGGGAAAAAGAAGTTCTCGTTGATTCAACCTCAGGAGAGGTTGTCGAGTGGGTAGGAAAGGAGACTGTCCGTGACGATTTTTTAGAAAAATACCCAGAAATTGTTTTAGTTAAACAACTCGTTCAAACGACAAAACTTGCAATTGCTGTTCAGGGTGAGATTTTTTACCATGGTATGAATCCTATGGGGATAGATGAGTATCCTTTTGTCCCAGTGCTCGCTAATTACACTCCAGAACTACCATCTTTATCATGGAGGATACAAGGTGTAGTAAGAAACTTAAGAGACCCACAATGGCTTTATACACACTCAAAAGTGGTGGCAATGGACATATCAGAGTCCACAATTAGTTCTGGATGGAAATACAAGCCAAATTCTTTAATAAATCCAAGAGATATTTTTTTACAAGGGCAGGGAAAATCCCTTGCCTTCAAAGACGCGGCCTCGCTTGAAGATGCCCAAAAAATCTTCCCAACAGAGATCCCTCAGTCCTTTATTCTTATGTCTAAAAGTTTAGCTGAAGATATACAAAATATCTCTGGTGTTAATGAAGAACTTTTGGGGACTGCTGAAGATGATAAAAGCGGGGTGCTATCAATGCTTAGACAAAGTGCTGGCCTCACCACCCTTCAGGGCGTTTTTGATAATTTAGACTATGCCTATAGGCAAGTTGGACGGGTTTTCTTGAAGCTAATCCAAGCAAACTTTTCGCCTGGAAAGATAAAACAAATTACCCAACAAGAACCTGCTAGAGAATTTTATTCAAAAGCCTTTAACAAGTATGACACTGTAGTAGAAGAGGGGGCAAACACCAGCACACAAAAACAAGTACAATTTAGACAACGCTTAATGCTAAAAGAACTTGGCTATAACGTCTCAATGGGAGCTCTTCTAGAAACTTCTTCAATTCAAGGAAAAGATAGACTAATAGAAGAAGCAGAACAAGACAAAAAAGAACAAAAAGAACTACAAGAAAAACAACAACAGGCCCAGATGGTTACACTCCAAGCTCAGGTCAAAGACCTAGAAGCACGTGCGCTTGCGAATGAAGGCCTTGGCAAAGAAAGATTATCAAGAATACCTGAGAATTTAGCTCTTGCTAAAGAGAGAGTCGCAGAAGCTAAGAAAGACCGTGATCTTGGAACTCTTGACATTGTAAAAGCAATGAAAGAGCTTGAAGGTATGGACTTGGAGCAGGTAGAGAAACTCTTGCAACTTGCGAATTTAGTATCTGAAAACCAAGCAAAAGAGCAAGAAAAAAGAGAAAAAAGGATAGAAAATGTAGGGTCCGCAAAGGATCTTCAACAAACGGCGCCAAGAGAAAGGGTGCCACTAGAACCGGCTTATGGCCAAGGAGAATCATCAGATGAAAATTAAACAAAGTTCTAAAGCTTCAAGCTTTTTGCCTAAAGAAGCAATATACGATAAAGTAACCCCGACAAAAACTTCTAGCTATAAGCTAGATGACACTATTGCCGCTATTGATAAGAATCAAGCAGAGATGGTTTCAAAGCTTAGTCAACAGTCAGCTGAGACTCGGTATTAATGGCGATGCCAAGACGAAAGGGAGAGACCTTTGAAATTGCTAAAGATACGGTTCCTGGACTTCTTTTTAACTCAGAAGACAAACCTTCAAGACGTTCAAGAGAAATTGAGACAGATTCTTTTAATGAAATTGATGATTTGGGAGAGGGGCTACCCTCTCTCGAATTATAAAACAAGGTAAAAATATGCCATTTAAATCTGATAGACAGAGAAAATTTTTATATTCTAAAAAGCCAAAAGTTGCGAAAGAGCTTGCAGAAGATGCAGGAAAAATAAAGAGAGCCTCAAAAGCTGTTCCAAAGAAAAAGATTCAGCCATTAAGACGGAAGTTTAATAAAGGAAAAGTTAATAAGGTGAGAAGCGCTTTCTAAAATGGAGAAATACATAAATGAAAAATCATAATATGGCTGACTTTGCGCCACTAAGTGAATTAACACACAGTCAGATAACAACACAATACGTTCTGTTGACGAAACTTGGTAACCGGCTTAGATACATTAGGCTCTGTAATGCAACAGATGCAATCATTAGTGTTTCTAAAGATGGCGTAACTGAAAACTTACGCTTTATGCCTAACGGGTTTTCGGCTGTAGACTTTACTGCAAATAAAGTAAAGGACGAGTTTTATGGACTTAGCGCTGGGGACGAGATTTATATTAAAGCCTATAGCGATCTCCCCACAGAAAATTTTTTTTATGTCGAATCAATGATCGAAAAAGAGTCTCCATAAATGTCACAAGCGGGGAATCTTAGCAGGGATGGTACTGGGGGGTCAGGGTCTTCAAATAAAATTCAAGACTGGGATGCAGAAGTTGAATACTTCTTCGAAGACTTAGTCCAACTAGAGGGCAATATTTTCAGTTCTTTTTCGAATGGGAATCTTAACAATAACCCAC